ATCTATGATGCGGAACTTGACGCTTTTTACCCCCCTTGCCCGGGAGATCAGTTTGAGCTTGATAAAGAAAAAGGTTGCTGGGTTGACACTCGTCCAGAAGAAGATGTAGACGATGTTGAGCTGAAATGAGTACTGGACGCGGTTTCACGGGCGTGATTCCTGCTGCGGTCTATAAGTTCGGAATCAATCTTATACCCGGAGAGACCGTAGGTTTCATAAACATAGAATATTACATTTAATGGCACACTATGCAGAAGTTAAAAACGGAATTGTAACGAATGTTATTGTTACAGGTGACTCGGGTGTTAAAGATCTGCCGGGGGAATGGGTACAGACAAGCTACCGCACACGCGAAGGACAGCACCCAGAAGGCAAGCCGCTAAGAAAAAACTTCGCCGGGATTGGGCACATCTATGATGCGGAACTTGACGCTTTTTACCCCCCTTGCCCGGGAGATCAGTTTAAGCTTGATAAAGAAAAAGGTTGCTGGGTTGACACTCGTCCAGAAGAAGATATCGACGATGTCGAGCTGAAAAGAATGCAGGAATACCCTTCCGCTGCGGAATATTTAGACGCAATTGTTAAAGGCGACCAAGAACAGCTTGATAAATATATTGCTAAATGTCAGGCAGTAAAAATTAAAAACCCTAAGCCATGAGCGAGCCTATTGCATTTTTACAGGCCGGCAAAACTGTAAACATTACGGCGGCCCAGACTGCGCCAACACCGACGCAAATTAATTCGGACTTCAGCGTATCTGGCAATCTGCTGTCCCGGATTCAGTACCGTGTAGTACATACTGGTAGTGTTGTTGCGTTTCTTGGTGTTGGACGCACCAGCGAAGAAGCGACTGCAAACGCTGCTCCAGTGGCCACGACAGGTAACGCGATCCCGTTGCTTCCGGGCACGGACGAGATTTTCACCTTTCCGGGGGGCTCATACTTTACTGCGGGTGTTGGTTCCGCCACGACTGCGACAGTATACATCACCCCCGGCGAAGGTTTGTAATCAGTAAAGAAACCGAACGGGGGCGGCTCCCCCGGCACTCAAAAGAGCAATATTATGCCCGAAGAGGTTAGTGAACACATAGCGGAATTATCCGCGTCGGAATTGCAGGTACCGACGGCCGAACCTGTAACCGAAGAAGTAACTGAAGAAGTAATCGCGCCGGAAGAACAACCAGCGGAAGCTGAAAAGGCGTTCACACAAGAAGACCTTGATGCAGCCATTGGCAAACGCCTTGCAAGAGAACAGAGAAAGTGGGATAGAGAGCAGCAGGCCTTGCGAGCAGAACTGCAAGCAAAATCGGAAACAGCTAGTGCGCGATTTGATGAGTTTTCCCAGCCTGACGAGTACGCCGAGCAATTGGCGGTTCAGAAGGCGCAAGAGATGCTCACAAAACAGGAAGAAGCTAAGCAACATCGGCAGGTGATTGAGGCTTATCACGATAAGGAAGAGGACGCGAGAGACAAGTACGCTGACTTTGAACAGGTTGCATACAACCCTCGAGTTTCTATTACTGATGTGATGGCCCAGACTGTACAGACAAGCGAAGTTGGCCCTGATATTGCGTATTACTTGGGTTCCAATCCAAAAGAAGCCCAACGCATCTCTCAACTTGCTCCACTCATGCAGGCAAAAGAGATCGGGAGAATTGAAGATCGTTTGATCTCCAGCCCCCCGGTTAAAAAAACAACTTCCGCGCCAACACCCATTGCGCCTGTTACCGCCCGAACAACGGGTTCACCTTCGTATGACACCACAGACCCCCGTTCGGTCAAGGCGATGTCTACTGCGGAGTGGATTGAAGCTGAAAGGCAGCGACAGCGCAGGAATATAGAGGCGGGGAGAGCACGATAACTCTAAAGCAAAATAACAATGAGCAATTCGATTCTTACTATTGATATGATTACAAGGAAGGCTCTCGAAATTCTTGAGAATAACCTTGTAGTTACCCGTACTGTGAATAGACAGTACGATAGCTCTTTCGCTGTTGAAGGTGCTAAAATTGGTTCTACGCTTCGCATCCGCAAACCGGATCGAGCGCTGGTTTCAGAGGGTGCTTCACTCATTACGCAGGCAGAGGATGAGCAGTACGCTTCGCTAAAGGTTTCCAGTCAGAAGCATATCGGCGTTAACTTCTCCTCTGCTGAAATGGCGTTGTCACTTGATGACTTTGCCGACCGCGTTCTGAAACCTCGTATCAGTCAGCTTGCGTCCAGCATTGATGCGGATGTAGCTAACGCATACAAAAAGGTTTACAACTCAGTCGGTACTCCGGGCGCAATCCCCTCGACTTCGCTGGTTCTTTTACAGGCGCAGCAGAAGCTGAATGAGAACGCGACTATGATGAACCCCCGCTACGCCGTAGTCAACCCGGCGGCTAATGCCTCACTGGTTGAGGGCATGAAAGGTTTCTTCAACCCTTCGGATACTATTTCACGGCAGTTCAAAAACGGCTACCTAGGTTCGGGTATCCTTGGGTATGACGAAATCTCCATGTCGCAGTCTATCAAGCAGCACACAAATGGTAGCCGTTCGGCGTCTGCTACTCTGAAGGTGGACGGTGCGGTGAGCGTCGAGGGGCAGAGCACCCTCAGCGTTGATGGTGATTCTGGCGCAGTAACCTTTAAAGTTGGTGATGTATTCACTGTTGCGGGTGTTTACGCTGTGAACCCCCAGACTCGTGAGTCTACTGGTTCGCTTCAGCAGTTCACAGTAACCGCTGACAACGAGGCTACCAATGGTTCATGGAACAGCATTGCGGTATCTCCGGCGATGTACACTGCGGGCCAGGCATTGGCGACCATCAGCGCGTTCCCCGCGAACAACGCAGTGGTCACGGTTGTTGGTACTGCTTCTGCGCAGTACGCCCAGAACCTTGTGTACCATAAGGACGCAATTTCTTTCGCCACTGCGGACCTTCTGCTTCCACAGGGCGTTGATATGGCTTCGCGTCAGGTTCATAACGGTATTTCGCTCCGTATTGTACGACAGTACGATATCAACCACGACAAGATGCCTTGCCGTATTGATGTTCTTTATGGCTACGATGTGATTCGTCCGGAAATGGCTTGCCGTGTCTGGGGCTAACCTACAAAGGGCGGCTTAATCGTCGCCCTTTTATTTTAAAATTACCAAAACATGATAATTTATCTGAAGCATCCTGAGCATGGCAGAAAAGTTGCCATAAACGAGCTTGAGGCCAACCAAGACAAAGAGAATGGTTGGGTAGAATACGAGATTGAATCTATCGAAAAACCTGCGGGCCTTGCACCTAAAACGGAACCGGGGGTTAACAGCCTCAAACCGATACGCAGGCGGCGCAAACCAGACTAATTATGCCTTATACTGCTGGAGATCAAATTAACGCGGCTCTGAGGCTGATTGGCGTGTTAGCTGAAGGGGAAACACCCTCTTCCGAAGCGTCAAGCGACTCACTTGGTGCGCTCAACCAGATGCTTGATTCGTGGAGCATTGAGCGCCTTGCAGTGTATACTACAAATGACCATGTGTTTAATTGGCCGGCGGGTACTGCTTCGCTCACTTTGGGACCTTCGGGAACAATTACCGGGGTGCGTCCTATTCAAGTTGACGATTCAAGCTATTTTAAAGAACCAGCAAGTGGGCTTTCCTGCGGCATAAAACTCATTACCCAGCAGCAGTACAACGGTATTGCGCTTAAAACAGCCGTGAGTGATTCCCCTGATGTATTAATGGTACGCCCCGATTATCCAGACATTACGATGCTGGCGCACCCGGTGCCTAACCGCGAACTTGAGTTCCATATTATTTCTGTTGAGCATCTTGCACAGCCCGCCTCATTGGCTACGGAGCTGTTGTTCCCACCCGGCTATGTACGAGCGTTTAAATATAATCTTGCCTGCGAAATTGCGCCTGAGTTTGGTGTTGAACCTTCGCCAACTATTCAGCGGATTGCAATGGTAAGCAAACGCAACCTGAAACGCGTCAATAACCCCCAAGACTTGTTGGCTTTACCAGCTAATTTTGGTGCCTCAAGGCATCCATACGATATTTTTGCCGGGAGCTAATGATATGAAATCACCTATCCTTGGTTCGTCTTATGTTACGCGCAGCCCAAACGCAGCGGATAGCAGAATGGTAAACCTTTATCCGGAGGTTGTCCCCGATGGTGGGCAAGAACCCGCGTTCCTTACAAGGGCGCCGGGTATGCGCTACCTCTGCACGATTGGTACCGGACCTATTCGCGCTTTGTGGGCGCACAATAGCAAAGGTGTGTTTTATGCGGTCTCTGGTCAGGAAGTGTACCGCTTGAGTGCTGTGGACGCGGCGCCTGAGCTGATTGGTACGATGACCGACACCGGCGGCGCACCAATCAGTGTTACGGACAACGGAACGCAAGTTTTTTTCTCCTGCAACCCGAAGGCGTATATCTGGGACGCTGTCGCTGAAACTTTTAGCGAAGTGTCCGACACGGACTTCCCGGGCAGCGGGGCGGTTGCTTTTATCGACGGGTACTTTCTCGTTAATGAACCGGGTACACAAAAGATTTATAGCTCTGATATTTATGATGGCACATCTTGGAATGCTTTGGCTTTTGCTAGTGCAGAAAGTTCTCCCGACGGGGTGCAAACAATTATGGGTATGCACAGAGAGTTGTGGGTGTTCGGGGCGGGGTCTTTAGAGATATGGAGGAATGCTGCGACTTCCCCTTTCCCTTTTGCGCCCATACAGGGTGTGGCTATTGAGGTGGGTTGTTCCGCGCCGCATTCCGTGGTGAAGCTTGACAATACAATTTTCTGGCTTGGGTCAAATGACCGGGGGCGGGGGGTTGTATACCGTGCAGATGGTTATAGCCCACTGCGGGTATCTACGCACGCGGTTGAATGGCAGATTCAGCAGTACGCGGATATTTCGGATGCTGTCGCGTATGCGTACCAGCAGGAAGGGCACGCGTTCTATGTGCTGAACTTTCCTTCGGCATGTACGACTTGGGTGTACGATGTCGCAACAGGCGCGTGGCACGAACGGGCTAGTTTTCGAGATGGGTTATTCAAGCGGCACCGTAGCAACAGCCATTGTAGTTTCAACGGGGCGACGGTTGTGGGGGACTACAACAACGGCAATCTCTATCTGATGGATGTTGACCTTTTTGCGGACCCTATCGGGACACAAAAATGGCTAAGATCGTGGAGGGCGTTGCCGACGGGGGGAAACAACCTCAACCGCACCACACATCATTCGCTTCAGCTTAACTGTGAAGCGGGGACTTTACCGGAAGGTGACGGGGGGGCCACACCCAAAGTCCGGCTCCGTTGGTCAGACGACGGGGGGCATACATGGTCAAACCACCACTGCATCTCAACGGGGGGCCTTGGGGACTACGGGCACCGTGTATACTGGCGAAGGCTGGGGATGACAACCAAGCTTCGCGACAGGGTGTATGAGGTTTCCGGTACAGACCCGGTCAGAATAACTATAATGGGCGCAGAACTGATTGTAACCCCCACTAGAGCATGAGCAACATAGTGCAGATTCCCGGGGCAAGAGTCCCGGTTATAAACCCCGAGACGGGGATTATGAACCCTGTTTGGTACCGGTTTTTTGAACTCTTAAACGCCGAAGCCCGGAGTAGTTCCAACCCAACACTGGTACTCGGGGCGTATACCAACAATGCCGCCGCAGTAACTGGGGGGCTGGTACCGGGGCAAATGTACCAAGCAAGCCCCGCCTTAGACCCGCAGCCTATTTATATTGTAAAAGCATAAAACATGGTTAACGAACCCTCAATACTTATGCCGAACAGTACCCTGACAGGGGCAGATATGATAGCAACCGGGGATGATGTCGCAGTACGGGCCGCGATGGAGGAAGGTAAGGTGCTTGCCGGCGGTATAACAGAAGAAAAGAAAGAGGCACTTGAGCACGCAATGCTTGATAAAGTCCAAGTAGATTGCCCTGTGACACATCATTTTGGGCCGGGTGTCTGCATTCGTGAAGTGTTTGTTCCTGCCGGAACTTTTGCTATGGGGCACTTTCAGGCGACCACGCACATGAATGTGATGTTGAAAGGCCGGGTGCTTGTACTAAACGACGACGGGGGCACAAAAGAGCTCGTTGCACCTTGCACTTTTGTAGCGCCCCCTGGTAGAAAAATAGGCTATGTGATCGAGGATATGGTTTGGCAGAATGTGTACGCTACTGACGAAACCGATGTTGAATCCATTGAAAGGTTATACTTAAGAAAAAGTGTATCTTTTCAGGAGCATAAAAAGATTGAGCGGCTCCGCCTCGGGTTTGAGCCCAGAGACTACGATAGAGCAGACTTCTTACTTGCGATTAAAGAATATGGGCTTGAAGAAGCTCAGGTACGAGAAATGAGTGAAAACACTGAAGACCAGATACCCTTCCCTATGGGTTCTTTCAAGGTGAAAATATCTGAATCTATGATAGAGGGGAAAGGTGTGGTAGCTACAGGACAAATACAAGCCGGGGAGCTTATAGGCCCCACAAAGATAAAGTCGCTCCGGACACCGTTAGGACGGTACACAAATCATGCTAAATACCCGAACGCCGAAATAGTTGAGCTTAGCGGAGATATACATCTTGTGGCTTTAAGACCAATTGCGGGGTGTAAAGGTGGTCGCGACGGGGAAGAAGTCACCGTTGATTATAGAAAAGTAATGGACTTAAATAGGAGAACAATATGTCAGCCGTAACTGCTGCGATAATTGGGGGCGTAGCCTCCTTAGGCTCCGCTGCCATAGCTTCTAATGCCGCGTCAAAAGCTGCGGATCAACAAGCCGAAGCCGCTAGAAAGGCCGCCGCCCTATCGCAGCCGTACATCGACGCGGGTGTCACAGGGCAGAACAAACTGATGGAGTATCTGGGTATCGGGGGGGACTCTGACGCGGAAGGGTACGGACAGTATGCCACCGCTGAATTTACACCGGACCAGTTTTTGGCCGGGCAAGACCCCGCTTACGCGTTTAGAATGGACGAAGGACTTAAAGCGCTTGACCAAACGGCAGCGGCAAGAGGCGGTCTTCTTTCAGGCAATGCTTTGCAAGCTGCGCAGACTTACGGGCAGGGGTTGGCTTCACAGGAATACCAAAACGCGTTTCTTAGATACCAAACTGAACGCGACAAAACTCTTGGTTCGTACCAAGCGTTGCAGACCGTTGGCCAAAACGCTGCCGTACAGCAGGGGACGCAAATTACAGCCGCAGGCAATGCACAGGCTGCGGGCACAGTTGGGTCCGCGAATGCTTGGAGCGGCGCGATTAGCAACATCGGCTCAGGGGTTTTGGACAACCGGATGAACTCAGCGTATTTGGATCGTTGGGACAACCAGTTGAACTCAGCGTATATGAACAACCCGGGCACAGTTGGGTCCGCGAATGGTTGGAGCGGCATCGACTACCAGTGGAACCCAGCGTATAGGAACGATTAGGTAAGCATAAAAACATAAAACATGGCTATCGACCCCACAATACCGCTTCAGGCTAAATACACGCCTGTTAAATTTCCTAACATGCTGGATCAACGCGCACGCGGTCAGGAGGTTCAGCTGAACCAGATGAAGCTGCAACAGGGTCAGCAAGACCAGCAAGAAAAAAATGCGCTCCGTAAGATTATATCTCAGCCGGGGTTCGACCCACATAACCAAGGAACTCAGCAGACGATGCTGCAGGTGGCCCCGAGTATTGCCCCCGGGGTGATATCGCAGTTTGGGGAATTTCAGAAGGCGAATGCCGACGCTCAGAAGGCGAAGAGAAACAGCGCAATAGTTGAAATCGCCAATTTTGATACCCCTCAGCAGGCGCTGGACAGCCTTTCCGGGTATGTGGGCAAGGGATTAAGTCAGGAACAGGCCGATAACATGGCCTCGCAGATTCCGAATGACATGGCGGGTTTTAAAAATTGGCAGGTACAAACGCTCCGTGGTATGCTATCGCCTGAAGACCAACTGGGGGACAGGCGGGAACAGGAAGAACTGCAACTGCAGCGGGAGCAACAGGCGCAAGATATGAGGTCCGCCAAAGCGGCCAAAGCGGACCCGGTCGCAATGCAGAGAGAAATGTACGAACGCGCAGCGTACGAGTCAAATATCTCCGTAGAAGAACTTACGAAGCGTGAAGACGCCTACACAAAAGTTAACGGGGCGTTAGACCACGCC